GACTACACTCGTAGAGACGACACCTCTAAAGAATTATCGCCGCACCTCGACAAGATCGACACCCGGCCAGATCTTTAAGACACCTCGATAAACCAAAATCGACAAATCTAAAGGACTAAAACCGTGAACTTTCTTACACAATTACAAGAGAAGCGAAATTCAAAGAATGAACTCATCGACGCGACATTGAACCGCGCCGCCGAAGAAGATCGCGATCTTAACGACATAGAAGTAGCTAACGTCTCCGCTCTGGCTCTCGAAATTGAGAAGCTCGACGCACGAATTCAACAAGTCTCAGAGATCGAGACACGCAAGCAAGCCGCTATCGAGCTCGCTAAAAAGGTAGAAGTTTCAACACCGGAAACCCGTCAAGTAGGCGGATGGAAAGTAACTTCGGAAGAACCGACCTATCACGCTCGCGGATCGTTCTCGTTCTTGGCCGACGCCATCTCGTCCGAGTTCTCACGCGACACAGACGCAACAGAGCGAATTGCTCGCTATAACCGTGAAGTCAGACTCGAAAAGCGCGACGTAGGAACAGCTAACTTCGCCGGCCTTGTCGTCCCGCAATACTTGATCGACCTTTACGCTCCACTCGCTCGCGCCGGTCGTCCGGTCGCGGATATCTGCCGAAAGCATCCGCTCCCGGCTCAAGGTATGACGGTAAACATCTCGAAGGTAACAACGGGAACCGCCGTCGGCTATCAGGCTTCGGAGAACGACACAGCTACAGAGACAAACATCGACGACACGCTCCTAACCGTGAACGTGAACACCATCTCCGGTATGCAAGACGTCTCAAAGCAAGCGATCCTACGCGGCGCAAACATCGAAGAAGTCGTCCTCGCGGACCTCATCTCGGCCTATAACACCAAACTCGACTACGGCATCCTCAACGGATCAGGATCGAGCGGCGAACCTGTAGGCCTTACGACCGCGCTAACTCAAGTCGTTACTTACACCGACGCGAGCCCGACAGTCGGCGAACTGTATCCAAAGATCGTAGACGCGATTCAGAGAGTGCAGTCGAACGTCTTTAGCGGACCGAACTATATTCTTATGCATCCTCGACGTCTCGGCTTCCTCTTGGCGGCCGTCGATTCGACTAACCGACCTCTAGTAGTTCCTAACGCCAACGGTCCGATGAATGCGATCGGCACGTTTAGCGGCTTGGGCTACGGTCAGAGCGGCCAATACTCGATGCTCGGTCTCCCGATCATCACCGACGCGAACGTAACAACTACAAACGGCGCAGGCTCGAACGAAGACTTGATCTACGTCGTTTCGTCGGACGAAATGCACCTCTGGGAAGCTCCACAGATGCCGACATACGTTCGATTCGAACAGCCAGACGGCAAAGTCGCGATCCGAATCGTTCTATTCGGCTTCTCGGCTTTCACCGCTCAAAGAAGGCCGCTCGCCGGCGCTTACATCGGCGGAACTGGCCTCGTAACTCCGTCATTCTGATTCTTTCTTCCGGCGACTAGCGGACTCCTTGTCTAGTCGCCGGGAGAACCTCAGACTTCTACTATGGGCTTCAACCTCGACAATTATCGCGAAGCACTAATCGCCGAACGCGCCGCATATCTCGCAAAAGGTAAAACGGACAAAGCCGCGAACGTAGATAAAGAGCTCGCTCGGCTCGACGGACTCCTTTCGACGGGACATAAAACACCGCGAGCCGAGCAAGCACCCATCGAGACAAAAGAAGCCGAACTAGAATCTAAAACAAAAAAGAAAGTCGCTAAAAAAAAGAAAGAGGTCTAGACGATGGCTATAACTAATGGCTATACGACCGTCGCGACCTTTCAGTCATATACGGGAATGGCGACTATCACGGCCGACGAAACCGTCAATATAGAAAAAGCGATCGAGTCCGCTTCAAGATCTATCGACCGAATGACTAATCGCCGATTCTGGGCAGACGCTAACGCGACCGCAAGACAATATCGAGCGACCGACTTCTATCGTCTATTCGTGGACGACATATCTTCGACTACGGGCCTTATCGTAAAAACTGACACCGGCGGAGACGGCACATTCGAAACGACTCTCACACTAAACACCGACTACATTCTCGACCCCGTGAACGCTCCACAATTAGAACGACCGTTTATGATCGTAACGATGGTCGGAACGACGTTATTCCCGTCTCCCGTTAATCTTCGTCCCGGCGTTCAAGTAACCGCCAAATTCGGATGGTATAACGGCACACCTCCAGACGACATCGAAGAAGCTTGCCTCATTCTTTCGACTGATCTCGTAAAACGTGCTTCGAGTGTCGGCGGCGTTCTCGGCCTATCAGAACTCGGCGCTATCAGAATGTCGCCTCTAGGTCGCGACGTGCAAGCGATGGTCCGACCTTATCGCCGCGAAGTCTTGGCGTGATTCCGTCAGACGTTCGAGACGGCGTAAAAGCGGCCGTCAATATCACCGGATTACGAGTTTATGACACTATCCCGGACGGCCTAGTCCCGCCGGCTTTAGTTATAGGTCAGATCTCTATAACTTGGGAATATACGCTCGCAAATAGTCTCGATAGAGGCTCGATCGACCTCATCTTAATTACCGGCAGAATGTCCGAACGATCGGCGCAAGACTACCTAGATAGCTTCTTAACGGCGACCGGCGCGAGCTCGATTAAAGCAAAACTAGACGCCGCGCCGACCCTACCTAAGAACGGCGTCGCGACCGTCTCGAATTCGAGAGTCGTTATAGCGACCCCGATCTCCGTTAGTGTTAGCGGCGTGGAAATGCTCGCCTACCGATACACGATGGAGCTCTGGGGCTAATGGCTAACTACGTCGTCATCTCATCACGTCTAAAAGCGTTCACGCCCGGCCAGATCGTAACCGATGACGATCTAATCGCCGTCGGCGTAGAACCTCTTAAAAGCTTGGCGATCGGCGCGATCGCTCAAGAAACTAAAAACACTAAAGCATCGCGCAAGTATGCTAAAACTATTACAGAAGAAACGGAGTAAGATAGAACTATGGCAACAGTAACCCAACTCGGAAAAGCGACCGTCTTCACGGTCGGCGGAACCGACTTCAACGATCAACTTCGCTCTATCACAATGACGAAGACAGTCCCGGCTCTGGACTCAACCACGCTCGCCTCAACCTATGTCGAGAACGTGGCAGGCTTGGAGAACTCGGAAACTACTTTCACTCTCTTAGGAAACTTCGCTACAGCCGAAGCGATCCAATTTGCATTCGGCGACGTCGGAACTATTTCGACTATCGTTTACGAACCGCTCGCAAGCGCTCCCGGCGCGAGTTCGCCTAGGTATACCCACACGGGAGGGTTCCTATCTCAAGCCCCGCTCGTAATAAACGTCGGAGAGCTCGTCGAAATTACATTGACTTACTCCGGCGGCTCAATAGTGCAGGCCGTAAGCGCATAATCTAAAACGTGCTAAAGATACGCCTCACCGTCGAGCGGCGCGATGGAAACACAGTAGAACTACCCGTCTACCCGCCGGCGATTATCGCTTTTGAAAGATGGGCGAAGTGTGGCATCTCTGCCGCATTCAACGGACAAGACGTCCGAATGGAACATCTCTACTATCTCGCTTGGCTCGCCGACAAAGATAACGGAAACGTCGTCAAGCCGTTTGAAGAATGGTCGAAAAACGTCGCGGACGTGGAAATAGGCAACGACCCAAAAGTCTAACGCGAGGCTCGTTTAGTGAATACATCGCCGAGCTCGCAATAGAAACGGGAATCGCGCCGAATGAGCTAATAGAAACCTCTCCAGAGGTCCTAGATCTAATCTACGATGGGCTCGTAAGAAGAAAGAAACAAAGAGACGCGCAAGCTAGAACGAGAGTGAGATAAGACTATGGCTTCTGGAACTTTCGGCTTTCGTGCCGACCCTATGGACGCCGTCAAAATCGAAGGACTTTCAAAAGTTCAAAGAGATCTCCGCAAGCTCTCGACGGATGCGCTTGATCTAAATAAAGAAGAATTCTTAGAAACAAATAAACGGGTCGCCGAGATCATTATCGGCGAATCTAAAAAATATGTCCCCGTTTTAACCGGCGCTCTCGCCGCAAACATTCGAAACGCTTCAACTAAAAAAGCGGCAAAAGTCAGAGCCGGGAGCGTAGGCGTCCCGTATGCCGGCCCGATCCACTTCGGATGGCCGTCGCGAGCGATAAAACCTAATCCGTTCTTCTATGACGCGATCGACTCACGCCGGAACGAAGTCGCTCAACGCTACGCCTCGCTCGTGGACTCCCTAATCACAAAATACGATCTAGGATAGTTATATGGCTAAACCGATTACAGTCTCCATCGTCGGCAACGCCGGACCCTTAAAGAAAGCCGTCGGAGAAGCCGAAGGCGCACTCGATCGACTCGGCGGAACGTTTAAGAAAGTCGCCGCCGTAACCGCCGTCGGAGTCGGCGCTATCGCTACCGGCATCGGCCTAGCAGTAAAAGCGGCGGCAGAAGATCAAAAGAGTTTCGAATTATTGAATCAAGCTCTTAAAGCGAACACGGACGCGACGAACGAGCAGATCAAAGCCATCGACGACCAGATCGGCAAGATGAGCGTTCAAATCGGAGTCGCGGACGACCAACTTCGTCCGGCTTTTGCGAATCTAGCGCGAGCAACCGGAGACGTTACACGCTCTCAAGAACTACTCACACTCGCGACCGACATAAGCGCGGCGACCGGTAAAGATCTTGAAAGTGTGTCGATCGCGCTCTCGAAGGCTTACGGCGGAAACGTCGCCGGCTTACAAAAGCTCGGAATCCCTCTCGATGAGAACCTAGTCAAAACTAAAGACTTTGACGGAGCCGTTCAAGCTCTCTCGGCTACGTTCGGCGGAGCGGCGGCAGTAGCGGCGGACACTTTCGAGGGCAAGATGAGCCGTCTAAAAATTGTCGGCGGCGAACTCGTCGAGCAAGTCGGCTCTTATCTTCTTCCGATCTTCTCGAATCTAGGAGACTTCTTCTTAACGAAACTTGTCCCAATAATTACCGATCTCGCCGACAAGATCGGACCGTTCTTAGCAGATGCGATCTCGCACGTTACCGACTTCATAAACGACCAACTCGTCCCGGCGTTCGATAGATATCTGATTCCGGTCGTGAAAACTTTAACGAAGTTCTTTAACGATAATCTCGTGCCGGCGTTTAGATTCTTCGCCGATCTCATAATTAATTATCTCGTCCCTATCGTTATGTCGGTAGCGATCCCGATCTTCGAAGGCCTAAGAAAAATCTTCGATAACATCGTAGAAAAAATTAACGAGAATCGAGACTCGTTCCGCAAATACGGCGAGCTCTTGTTACAGTTCTACGGCTTCATTCGCGACCGAATCGCGCCTATACTCGGTAAAACTCTAGCCGTAGCATTCGACATCGTCGGAAAAGCGATCGGACCCGTTATTGACTTCGTCTTCGACCTATTAGACGCTTTCGTCTCGCTCGGAAAATTCGTTATTAACGTCGCCGAGACTGTGCTAACCGTCGTCGAAGAGATGGTCAATGGAATTATCGAAGGCGTAAATTTTGCGATTAAAGGACTCAATAAATTACCCGGAGTCTCGATCGACGTAATCGGAAACGTCTCGATCAGTCTTCCGTCTATTAGCGCTCCGAGTTCACCATCTGGAGGCGGCTTCGATGCTCCCGGAAGAGCCGACCGGATCGACATTCCCGGCACTATCTCTACTCCCGGCTTTACCGTCCCGGACGTATCGCTTCCCGGCGGAGGCGGCGGCGGATCAAGCGGCGGAGGAGGCGGCGGAGGGAGTGTAGGAATCGGAATCCCGGACCAGACAATTTTTAGCACTCCAGAGACGGCCGCTTTAACGACTTTCGGAATGGCGGAACGGATCGCCGCGATGGAATCGGCTCGCGCATCTCAGGCCGCGCCGGTAAATATCACCGTGAACACCGTTACAGCCGACGCAAATCTTCCGAATCTGATAGTCGAATCGTTACAGCGTTACAACCTTATTAGCGGGCCGGTAGACGTCCAGATAGCCGCGTAATATGGCGACGATAATCACCGGCGGGAATTATGTCCTAGAAATGGACACCGGCTTCGGCGACGGCTTCACGCTCGATGATTCACAGCAGGGCATCTTAAATAATACGACCTACGTTTTAGACGGCGTCGATCAGTTCTCTGAGATAACGACACAAGTTACAGCGATTCGAGCATTTAGAGGGAAGAAGAACGTCCTAGATTCGATCTCGCCGGGAACGATGGTTATTCAAGCAATAGATCCGGGTCGCTCTTTCGATCCGTATAACGAGGCGTCCGTCTACTATGACGAAACGGACGACACTCCCGGACTCTCGCCTCTCCGTCAAATACGGCTCTCGCGAAACGGAGAATACTTATTTAAAGGTCGAGTCGTGGACTTCGCTTACGATTACGGGACGGCGTTCACTAAAAAAGTGCCGACCGTAACGATCACGTGCGCGGACGATCTCTTTCTATTATCAAATACTTATCTTTCGGCCTTTACTCCATCGGAAGAACTATCTTCGGCGCGAGTTACGACAATTCTTAACCGTTCGGAAGTCGGCTACCCGGCGGCGACTCGCGACATTCAGACGGGAACGACGACTCTCGGCGCTTATGCCGTATCCGAAGGAACGTCCGTTCTTCAATACTTACGCTCGATCTCTGACGACGCGGAAGCCGGCAGAGTTTACGTTTCACGAGACGGGGATCTAACGTTCGATGCTCGAATCGGTAACACTCTTAGCGGGCCGAGCGTAATTTTCAAAGACGACGGAACGGAAACGGCTTACTCTGGGCTTTCGATCGACTACTCGACGGATCAAGTTATTAACCGGGCAACAGTGGAGCGCGTCGGCGGAACAGCTCAAACAGACTCGAACGCGGCCTCGATAACTCTCTATCAAACTCAAGCCGTATCTAAAACGGGATCGCTTCTCTCAACGGACGCGCAAGCTTTGACGCTCGCTCAATATCTTCTAGCACCAACTCCGGAGCCGCGCTTCTCTGACGTTCAAGTAAGTTTCTCGGCGCTCACGACAGCCGAACGAAATTCCGTCGCGATCCTCGAAATAGGCGACACTATCGAAATTACCCGCTCATTTACTTCTGGGAGCCCGGCAAGCATTACCGAAGAACTCGCGATCGAAGGATTAGAGCACTCGATAGATCCCCGGAATGGTCATAAAATGCGGATCTACACTTCGCCGACAACTATCGTTTACGAACTAATTTTGGACGATGCCTCGTTCGGCCGTCTCGATGCCGATAACGTGCTTGGCGCTTAGGATATGATCTAACTATGGCGACTACCCCTTATCCATTCCAGAGCGGCGCCGTTTTGACGGCTTCGCAATTAAATTCGACGTTCAACATTCCGACGACAACTAAGACGGCAAGCTACGTTTTAACGGCCGCTGACGCCGGAACTCGTATCTATATGAACTCATCTTCGAATACGACTATAACCGTTAATACTTCGATCTTCGCCGCTTCGGACGTCGTAGACATTGTCAATATCGGGAGCGGGACGTGCACCATAACCGCCGGAACGGCCACAGTATCGACAAGTTCAAGTCTTGCGCTAAAACAATATGCCGGAGGACGTTTAGTTTTTACTTCGGCGAGCGCTTCAATTTTTTTTTTAGCGGGTGGCTCTAGCACTTTCTCGATGGACTTCCTCGTTCTCGGTGGAGGCGGCGGCGGTGGAATTGGTAACAGCAATGGTAGCGGCGGCGGCGGCGGTGGCGGTATGCGATGCTCGGTTACGGGAACCGGAGGCGGAGGAAGTTTAGAAAGCGCTCTCACAATTACTAAAGACGTAAATTACTCTGTCGTCGTCGGTGCGGGTGGTGCAAAACATAACAACGGAAACACAAGCACTTTCGTTATTACTGCTCAAGGTGGTGGGCGTGGTGGTAATGCTGCAAATGCGGCTTTAAGCAAAGATGGCGACACGGGCGGTAGTGGTGGCGGTGGCGGTAATTCAAGTGGCACGGCTGGAAGCGGAACTACTAATCAAGGTTATGCTGGCGGTGACGCTGCAGGTAATGTTAATCCATATCGTGGTGGTGGTGGTGGTGGCGCAGGTGCAGTCGGTGCTACTGGTGGAAGTGGCGCACCAAATGGCGGTGCAGGCGTAGCGTCAAGCATTACGGGTTCGTCAGTTACTTATGGCGGCGGCGGTGGCGGTGGCGCAGACAATACTTCTGCAGGTAGTGGCGGTTCAGGCGGCGGCGGCGCAGGTGGCGTTGGTGGCATAGGAACAAACGGGACAGCAAATCGTGGCGGCGGTGGCGGCGGTTCGGGCGGCGCATTATTTAGCACCACAGGCGGAAGCGGACTCGTAGTTCTCCGATATTTAAGTAGCGCGGCGACTATAAGCGTCGGAGCCGGCTTAACATCTTCAACAACAACCGACGGAAGCTATACAGTCGTTCAGTTTACGGCCGGTAGCGGGACTGTGAGTTTCTCATAATGGCACACTACGCAATTATCGAAAATCTAAATCATCGAGTTATAGAAGTGAGAACCGGAGTCGATGAAAACATTACACAAATCGACTTAAACGGAACCGAAGTAGGCGGATCGAGCGAAGCTTGGGAAGCGTTCTATACAAAACAATTACAGAACCCAAATCTTTACGTCAAACGATGCTCGTATAATTCAAAGATGCGCGGACAGTATCCCGGAATAGGCGACGTATACGATCCGGATAAAGACGAATTTATTACACCAAAGGAAGAAGTTTAGAAAATGAATGCTAAATCTAAAGCGATGCTCGCGTCTTATGCGCGTTCGGCTATTGCGGCCGTTCTTGCCGTCGTTTCGACCGGGAACTATTCTCCAGAGGATCTAGCTAAAGCCGGACTCGCGGCGCTTCTGCCGCCGCTTATGCGATGGGCTAACTCTAAAGATCCGGCTTTCGGACGCGACTCGACGAGCTAAACGATGGTCGCAAAATATACGGGATTCGACGGCAACGTGAAAGGCCCTCGTCCGACGATGGACATCTGGATTAGAAACGCCGTAGAAGTCTCCAAACTAAAAAACTTGGGATCTTGGGTCGTCCGGGAGCAACGCGGCAAAACTACGCCGTCAGTTCACGGAACCGGCCGAGCCGTCGATCTTGGCTTCTCTGGCATTAAAGAAGGCCGTAAAAAGTGTTTAGAACTCATAGATCTTCTTATCGCTAACGCCGACGTCTTAGGCGTCGAGCTCATTCTGGACTATACGCCTAAGCCGTTCGGCCGAGGATGGAAAGCCGAGCGCGGCGAGTGGCAAAACTACGACAAGCTCACGATTCACGGAGCACCCGGCGGAAAGTGGATTCACGTCGAAGTCTCGCCAACGCTTCTAGGCAATATGAGAGCCGTAAATCAAGGATGGAACGACCTTAGAGGGATCGTTCCGCCGATCGTATGAACGACGTCGTCCTAGTAGCTCTAATCGGGGCATTCGGCACGATCGCGGCCGGGCTCCCGGCCGTTCTCATCGAACGGGCTAGACGCGAAAATAGCGACGATCACGCGACCGTCCGAAAAAAGCTCTCGGAACTCCGTTTAGGGATCGAGAAGGTATCTACCAAAATCGGTTCCGTAGATGGCAAACTAGAAGAACACTTAAACAGCCATAAAGACGGGGATTCAAGTAATGAACTTAATCGACGAGTTAAGAGCGGAAAGTAAATCGCAAGGATCAAACAAAAGATCGAAGATAGAAGTTTATTTAGAATCTTTAGACGCGAAATCTCGCAAAGAGTGGATCGGAATTCTTGTCTCTTACGATCATTCAAATAGGGCTATAACTAAAGTTCTAGAAAAGCGCGGAGTCAAGGCTTCGAATAGCTCAGTTCAAAACACTAGAGCGAGACTTCGAGAGGCCGCGAGTGTCGTTAAAAAATGAACTAAACGAAGCTACAGAGATAGAGCAACTTCGCGAAGCTTTACGCCGCTCTTTACAAAACGAAGCAAAACTAAAACGCCGAACCGATGATCTAGTCGAAGCTATCTACCGGGGAGCCAGAGACGCCGCGCTCGCATCTGGACGACCTAAACCTTTGCCGAAAATAAAAAAGGATCGTCGTTCTAGTCGAGGCGAGATCGCACTAATTCACACTACGGACTATCAAGCCGGCAAGAAGACGACGACATTCGATCTAGGAGTTCTTCGAAGTCGCATCGAACTATTCACCGACAAAGTTATTCACTTAACCGAGATCCAGAGAGCCCACCATCCGGTCCGAGAGGCCGTTCTTATGATCGGCGGCGATATGGTCGAAGGCTTAACCGTCTTCCCCGGCCAAAGCTACGAAGTCGAAGCTCACCTATTCGAGCAACTATTCGAAGTAACGACAATTCTCGAAGCGATGATCCGCAAGCTCTCCGCAAATTTTGAGACGTTTCGCGTAGTGTGCGAATTCGGTAATCACGGCAGAATCGGAAGAAAAGGCGATCTACCCTACGCCG